GCTACCCCAAGTACGTAACAAAGCTCGGTCTACTTCCTGTATTTGCAGTTTAATCATCGGACTTCTCCACGAAGCCTGCGTTACCCAATCCACCTTTTCTCGAAATATGCTGTCTTTCCAGCTGTCAGCTTTCTATTTTGAAAATAGGAAGTTAGTGAGCATATACCTAGCAACGAGGACGGGATTCGAACCCGCACGAATGGATTAATTTATGTGGTGTAAGTTTCCATTCTAACCAACAATTAGCGTCTACCATCGTCAGGGGACACCCCTAACCTTCCGCCACCTCATTAAAAAAAAATGCTGTCTTTCCAGCTGTCATTACTTGTAACCTTGCAGTGGCAAACCGTGTATTGAGGGTTATACGACTGAGAACCTCATTGCCAATATTTATAGTCGTATATTTAAACAAGTAAATTTGCTGTCTTTCCAGCAGTCATAGAGTATGACGTCTGCTAGTTTTCCAGTTGTAAACAGCCGAAAACTAACGGTTCTCTCTAGTAGCCAGTCGGGATTCGAACCCGCAAGTCACCGTGACAGCGACTATGTTGTTATTATGCTAACACACCTCTTGGATGCAAACCAATTAACATAGTGTATACCAATTACACTACAGGCTAAAATTTGCTGTCTTTCCAGCTGTCATTAGTTTAGTTACTATGCTATAATAACCAACATCACTAAAAGTGTAGTCAGGACAGGATTCGAACCTGTATAAGGAGTAAAAGGTGTATCTTAACCTTGAGCTGCGCTACTTTCCACCTGTTACCAAGCCACCCCATATCAAAAAGACTATACACTTTCTCTTATCAATGGTCTTTCGCTACATATGCTCTGCGTCTGCCATTCCGCCACCTGACTATATAGTTATCCTCACACCAACTCAGATAACTATGCTTGCTCCCTCCCTACTCACACCGAGACTTCGTGCTATTCGGTAAATGGTGACTAACTTCCTTCAACCTTGACTCAAAGATAGGTAAACGTTTTTGTTAAGTCAAATTTTGAGACAAATAAATCTTAAATTCTCTTATTGCCCTATAAGATGCTTGTTGAGCACGTCCTTTGGCGTGAATTAATCTATTAAGATTAGTCTTTACCATATCAATGTCGCTATGGCAAATCACGCCTTGCTTATACCTTACTTCCCTAGGTTCAGTATTCTTCTCAAGGTACTCAGTAGCCCACTGGATTGCTTTTTCATAGTTTTCATTCTTTGCATCGTTTGCCATCTTACATCTACCTTATAAAAATACCATTCAAATAATCTAATATGGGGGACAACGTTATAGCGCAATTCTCTAGGAACATCCTGATATTTCTCTGCGCGGTATATGATTCCCCCGAGTTTAAGGTAGTAGCCTTTAACTCTCCTGAAGTTGTATCTCTTGAACTGCATCTCTGAATTTGTTGATAGTGGCGGCGTTCGTTTTAGTCCATCCGTTATAGGACAGGTTAGCTTCAATTCTGTCGTTGATTGCTCCAAGTAATCGGTAACGATAGTTCCCTTCTTTGTCATAAAAATTTACTTTAAGTTCGTTGTAGTCGACAATGCAAACCTCGCTTGCATCTGCTGACTTGTAGTACATTAATTTAATCTTCTTCATCTTCGTCGTATGTTAATTGTTTAACTAAGTCTTCCATATAACGCGCCTTCATAGCGACGTCTTTGTTGCCATTCCAAAACTCGGAGTAATGCTCGCGAGGGATAGCGTACCATAGGTCTTCGTATGCATTCCACCAGAATACATACGGGTAAAGGTAGATTGATTTATTTTCCATAATATTTATTATCTGGATTACAATATGGGTTTTTATAGTATTCATCAGGCTCAAAATCATCATCATTATTGCCTCTCCAAAATCCATATGAATAAGCATCTATTATCTGCTCTTTCTCCATCTTTAGTAATGACTCAATCTTGTCTTCAATCATCCTTGGTGTGTCTAAATCCATTGGAAAGGTTTTTCTAACCCATTCTAACATTCGTTGCATTGCTGTTTTATTTTCCATTGTTCTTCTGTTTAAATTTTTAGTAATCTCTTACAAGAGAATATGTTCCGCAGTATTCGTCTTTTTTGCCATTAACCAATGCCTCAAGGAATAAGAAAGAATCTGTGTCAAAGACCATATATTCCTCAAGCCATTCCTTATTATAGTCACTCCAGATTTGCCGAATGATACTTACTGATTCGTGTTTTGTATTTTTGCACAAAAACAATCTTGTTCTTGAACCATATCCAGATTGGTCAGTGTATTCGTAAACTTCAACAATTCCATCCCTGCATTCCAAGTAATCATTTACGAATGATTCTTTTTTGTTTTCTGAATCAAGAAAAATCTTGTCACCTCTATTTAATTTTTCCATAAGTTTTATTATTTATTACCACCTTGAAACGCCATACTTACCCTCTTTCCATCCCTCTTCCCTTGCCTTGCTTGCAATCTTCCTATGTTCTTCCTCTTCCACCTTTAGTAATGATTCAATCTTATCTTCAATCATTCTTGGTGTATCCAAGTCCATTGGGAATGTCTTTCTTGTCCATTCCAACATCTCTTGCATTGCTGTTTTATTTGCCATAAGTTTCGTTATAATATTTTTCTGCTGTCATATCGGTTATCCAAAATTCATCATTATCACCAAATCCCATAAACTGCCTTTTCTCGCCAAAAGCATCAATTATCTGCTCTTTCTCCATTTGTTTGGCTTGTTCGATTTCCCCCCTAAAGAATTCATCAAATGATTTGTCGCCTAATTTAACTTGTTTCACAAGCCAATCTATTGCTGTCTGTTTATTCTCCATCATCTTCTTTTTTAGGTTTATTCCAAATCTCCATAAAATGTTCGCAAGTATTATCCTCTCTGATAGGAGTCTCTGCGAAATACGACTGCCTCCACTTGCTTGGGGTGGCAGTAAAACGATAACACGTTTCTTTAATGGGGCAATTTTCTCCCCAGCACATTGCTATATCAGGCATTGTCTTTTAGTTTTTGTAGGTTATCTGAAAGTCCATAAGATATATTCCCATCACTGGTAACAGCTTGTTTCAACTCTTCTATCATATCAATACCTTTTGCTTCAAAGAGCATTGATATAGTACTGAATAGTCCCAGTGTGCTTTCTTTGCTTAACCACATCTTTGATACTGTGTTTCTTCCTGATGATTCAGGATTCTCAACAAGCAAAGCATAACTTCCATCTTCTAATGTGGCAACAGTTATTACTCGATTATCCTTGAAATTTGCTTGTACAAAGTCTATTATTTCTAGTGCACCACTCCCAGTGACTACTTTACCATATTTACTCTCTTTCGTCATCTTTTTGTTGTTTAAATTGTGAGTTCATCAGATTCTTTATCCTCTTCTTGTACGCATCCTTTCTGCAAGCCTTCTCTTCTTGTTTTGTGAATGGATGACTGCTAAAAAAGTTCCCACACGAGGATAGGTACATACCTTGAAATTCCTGCATATCTGAACCATCAGCTGAATATCCTGTGTATATTGGCATTAGTCTTGTTGTTTATGTAAAGGTGTAGGCAACCAACCAGATACATCTATCTTATATTCGTGCCATAATTTTCTCCAATTGTTGCCATCCCACCATCCCCAACTGATACCATTAGCACCAATGTTAACGATGTATTGACCAATCTTTGGTGGTTTTTCTGTTCTCCAATAAATGTTATCCATTGTCTTATTGTTTAGCTATCTCTATAAGTTTATCTATACAAGCATTCTCTGCTTCTTCGTAGGTAGTCCAAGTATCATTTGCATCTATAAATGGAGTGTACTTTTTGCACAATATTTTAAAGCTAAATGCGTACCCATCTGTTGTGGAATAAACATTAATTTCGTGTGCAATATTATACTTCTCCCTAAACCATCTAAATACTTGTTGTTTAAGTGGTAATGGAATTGGTGTAATAGTTTTATCTATTGTACAATCAGGATAGCCACAATGCAGATTATGTAATTGACATCCTCCAGGTCTTTCTTTCTCTACACATTTTTTAGTATGTTCAGATTTTATCAAACATCTTTCATCGAACCCTAATTCCTTTAAGGTTAATGCTTGCGCGTAGGTTACAAATTCTTTTTCCATTGTCCTAAATATTTAGCGATTCCTTTTTGCACATCTTCAAACTTCTCAGGATATAACGTAGCCATACTGAAATGACGTCGCTCGTATTCCCATAGTCTGTTGCGTCCCGTGATTACAATCATCAGGTAGTGGTTATTATCTCCACCATCTTTTAATAACATTACACTGCCAGCGTCAGGAACCATATAGTAAAGATACCCAAGCTCAGTGATATACCTCTTAGTCTTGTTAAGTAGGATTAGTTTACTCCGCGTCATAGTCGTATAGTAATAAGAATCTTGATATTACATTTTCATCCATATAAACGTATTCGTTGTCAGAGAACTTAATCTCTCCGTCAACAGATGTCATCTTGTACTTCTTAATGAACTTGATGAAATCGCCAAGGATTAACTTGGGATTAGATAATTTCTGATTAATCAGGAACTGACTCTGTTCGCCGTGTTCGTAGCCTCTCATATAGGCATCTCTTAGATAGATTCCGACACCTTCTTTGATGTCTTCTATCTCATTGTTTAGTATGTCTTTCATTGTTTAATTGTTTACTGATTCATAAGTCATTTCAAAAATGTCGGGCTTGCAAGGGTAGAATTCTCCTTTTACTCCCTTTATAATGTAGTCGCCCTTGTTTGCTAGCATATCGCCTTCAAGGGTTTCGATAACTACTCCTATAAGCGGATGAGATTTAATTTTATCACCACAAAATTCTACTAACAAGTCTACGTTTTCATCTGTTAATTGAATCGCTTCAATAACTACTGGTTTCTTTCTGTATTGTGCCATTGTTTGGTTGGGTTTAATTAATCTTTTATAATATCACATTCTTCACCTACTTTTTTCAGGACATAGGCTAATTCTAAAGCTAACTCTCTTAAAGAACTGTCTTCTAATTTGGCTATCCATTCTCTTTGTCTTTCTACTGGACAATCCTCAAATGAGGTTGGCATAGACTTTTCTTCGTTTTCAAACTTATGAAAGATATATATGCCACTAAGGTTTCTCCTTTTGATTGATTCTTTATTGCTCATTCTCGTATGGGTTTTTGGTTGTTAGATATTTATAATAATAGATACTCATTGAATCAGCTGAGTTCCTTGGATTGCATCCATATTTTAATATAGCATCAGTGTTAGCGTTAAATTTCCTAAAGTATGTAATCATCCAGTTATCGTACTCCATATCCCTAACCCAAACAACATCCCCAGGCTCAGGTGCTGGCTCAGGTCGTTTTTGGCTGAATCCTTCAAGCGTGTATTCGGTGAAGGATAGCATTGGTGGACCTTCTGAATAAAATCTACCATCTTCAGTAAACGAACCATTGCCTAATGGGAAAGAACATCTAATAGGGAATACGATATTTTTTAAATATATATTTTCAACCACTCCCCAACCTCCAAAGTAATGGCAAAAGACTTTATCTCCTTTTTTAAATATCTGTTTCATTATTTCTTGTGTTTAAACATTAACTCTATTGTTGATTGATAATCCTTACATTCAATTACCTGATACGATTCGTTCTCCTCAAACAACCACACCAAGTACAATCGACCAATCTTAATATTGGTATTCTTCTCAATGATATACTTGTAAAGGTTTAGCTGAAGAGAATAAGTCTCGTACTCACATTCCTCTATGAAAGAGATAGGTGCTTTGAAACGCTTGCGATACTCTGACTTCATTCGTATCTGCTTGTTGGTCTTGTAGTCCCATATCTGATACTCCTTAAGTTTCTCATTATAGAATAGACAATCCACCATACCTCCTACCCCAAGTTCTGCGTCCCCAATAACTAACTCCATTGTGATAGGTGTTAGGGCAGGGGAGGCGTCACGATAGAAGTCAAGGAACATCTGAACGCATACATCATAACGCTCTTTGATATGGTCTTCGCCGAACTTATCTATTACAATTTGTGAATTGTAAGGGAATATCTTATTGAACCAGTAGTTCTCCGCGAAGTTGTGGACTAGTGTGCCCTTCATACCAGCGAACTCTCGTTTATATTCCCAATCGGCAAGGACATCTTCAACGGGAACGCCTAACTTCTTAGCTGACTTCTCAGCCATTACCTTAGCATTAAACTCAGGCTTAAATAGCTTGAGGAATCCCGTACCTGATACTAACTCTTGTTCTCCTATGAAATACTTATGAGGCTCGTCATAGTATTTGATATGGGAAAACTTCTTAAGTTCTTGGTATATGTTCATATTAAAAGGGGTCTATTTTTACATCGTTATCAAAGTCAACTTCCATCTTAGATAATACAGAGTTCTTATAAGCAGGCTCTTGAGCCGTGAACCTAAACAATTCTTCCTCCTCATCTGCGATTCTATTCGTAGTTACGTCGCAGTACCTAACGATACCGCCCGTCATACCATCTCTATTCTTAAGGATGATAAACTCTAGCGTGTAGTCGTTATCTGGAACTGGCATATTGTTAGCGCGCGCATCTGCTTGAGCATAGTAATAAGGTCTATACAATCCAATAACAACTGACGCATCCTGCTCGATGTTACCCGAACTTCTGATATCAGATAACTGAGGGCGCTTGTCGCTCCGACCCTCCGCTCCACGAGATAGCTGACTAAGGCACACGATTGGAATGTTCAACTTCCTAGTTAGCTTTTGTATCTTGTTGGATACAGATGATACCTGACTAAAGTCATCCTGCCCGCGCATCTGATTATCTCGTATTAGTTGCATATAGTCAATGACTACCATATCAATCTTATTCTTGCGACACTCGGTTGTCAGCACCATTGATAGGTAATTGATATCCCGATTATCTGAGTCGTAAAAGAATATAGGCAAGCGCTTAAGTTCTCTAGCATTAGATAATCTAATCTTAGCTACGTCCTCTTGGGTGATGCGATTAGCCTTGATGTCAGAATACTTATAGTCTGGCGCTTCAGATGAAATGTAGCGATACATCAAAGACTCCTTTGGCATCTCTAATGAAAGAAATAACACTCGCTTACCTGACTTAGCTGACGCCTTCGCTACATCTAGCCCGACAATAGTCTTACCCATTGAGGGTCTAGCCGCGATAACAATCATTCCCTCCTGCCATCCGCCTAATGCGTAGTTTAATTTACGAGAGCCCGTATCAATACCAGAAAACTTAACGTTCCCCGCGTTGACTTGTAGCTTGTCCATCACATTCTCATAGACATCTGATAGAGAGTAAATCTCACTACTAGCCGAACTTGTTTCAATCAACGACTCGCCTTGCTCAATGATGCTTTGAAGTATAGATACATCTTCGTCATTTGTTATTGCTCTACCTAATTCAGTAGATATTGACTGATAAATTCTCTTCTGCTCTAGACCCTTCAACTCTTGACACGCTGAAGTCAACTCAATTGTTGTCTTAGGCGTCATTGTTAATAGCTTAGGAGGCTCATCCGCTAGGAAGCGAGAACTGTCGCTGATGGGCTTAAAAATATCAAAACGAGTGTACGCCTTATTGTTTAAATAAAACTCTCTCATTGCCAAGTATGCGTCCTTGTGGAGGTTGTTAGTAAACGCTGTCTCACTAATAATCTTAACCGCGTCCTTAACTAGGTGTGGTTTGTCTAATAGGTAGGCAATGATGTCTGCTTCCAGTAGTGTGTCGTGTATTCTTGCCATTGTTAAAAGTTGTCTGGTATAATGATTTCTGTAATCTTATTTGCTGAT